AAATCCTTTTAGTATATATAAAGGGTCTTCTCCATACCTATATCTAACAAGGTATTCTGGATTAGAGTTGCGGGGAGACTACGATCCATTGGTTAATCGTGGAGTAGCAATACCAATTAATAGTGGAAAAACAAATAATTATGAAGTAATGGCTATGCAATCTTTGGTCAGATTTAACGGTGATTTTTTCCCATATGCTCCAACCCAGATAATGCAAATTAATTCAAAAACAAAAACAATAAAGTTATTTATGGTTGCAAATCACCCTACTGGAAAAAGGGCAAAGATATATGCAATAGATGCAAACACAGGTTCTTTATATAATGGAATATCTTTTTACTTGAATGGAAAGGTAGTAAAAGAGCCAATATTAAATATTAATGAATGGGCTATGCTAGGAATAGGTTTTCCAACTATATTAAATTTTAAAGGATATGCTGGATCAATAATGATAAATGGACCAATTATTTTTAATAGTTTATCATATTATCAAACCACTACTTTGCAGGCAATTCAGAATGTAAATAAGAGACCTTGGTCTAGGGTAAAGTTTGCTCCAGACGGATTTTTTGACTGGGAATACTGGGCTGATGTTGCCCTATGGCAGGGGGTATTGGTACAGTCTTCAATCAGTTATTATGGAGTTGATCCATCAGATTTATACAAGGCATATACAGGAACAAATAAAATAATAATTGACGATACAAGAGTTTTTAGTCTTAAGGATTACGAATACTCTATATTTAAAGACGTAGAGTGGCAATCGCAAACATCTGACGCAGTATAATATGGTATACTGTTGGTTATGAAAAAGAACAATCAGCCCCTTTTTGGTAAAGACGGAAAACCACGCATGCCTGGGCAGATTGGTGAAACTAAGGTTACAGTAATTGATAAAAAATATGACTGGGGTATTTATGTTTGGAAAAAGGCAAATGGCAAGTGGTTTACTGATGGAAATGGTAACATTTTAAATATTCCCTCAATGAAGGGCGATCTAGCAAGAATAGCAGAATTAAAACAAGCCGCAGCATATTATGGAGAGCCAGACGGGGAGCCATATTTTTTTGCGGGTATGGGAAGAGTAACTGATGAAGAATACAGTGAGCAAGTAGATAGAATGAAGGCAGGACTAATTCCTAACCTAAATGATCTTGGAGCAGTTCAAGCAGCAAAAGACACAATTGCAAAATATGGAGATGAAGAGTAATGTCAGAAGAACAAGAATATTTTTTAAACGCTAGAATTGATAATCCAGTAGATGCTTTAGAGACATTTAAGGTTGCAGACCCATTTAATCAATCATGGACAGAATTAAAATCGTATAATGGTTTGGATAATAATTTTAAAAGAAGAGTTTCTCGTCTTGTAGAAAAAGCAGATAGAAATAATCCAACACAAGGATATCTTGATAGCGCAAGAGCAGATCAATCAGGAATTGACGGTGCAAAGTCAAAAGAAATAAATCCTGGAACTGTTTATAGAAATGGTTACGGTTTGTTTGATGTAATTACACCACCATGGAATGTTTATGAACTTGCTAACTATTACGATACATCATTTGCAAACCATGCTGCTATTGATGCAAAGGTAGAAAACATCGTAGGCCTTGGATATGACTTTGAAGTTGCTCCAAGCACAATGCTTAGGTTAGAATCAAATAAAGATAAAGAACAAGTTTCAAGAGCAAGAAATAGAATTGAACGTGCAAAGATTGAAATGCATGAATGGCTTGAATCATTAAATGATGATGATTCTTTTACTACAACAATGATGAAAGTTTATACAGATGTTCAGGCAATCGGAAACGGGTATCTAGAAGTTGGTCGTACTACTCGTGGAGAGATTGGATACATTGGACATATTCCAGCAACAACTATGCGTGTTCGTAGATTGCGTGATGGCTATGTTCAAATAATTGGAAGCAAGGTTGTTTATTTTAGGAACTTTGGAGCAAAGAATGCTAACCCAGTAACCTCTGATCCAAGACCTAATGAAATCATACACTTTAAACAGTATTCGCCTTTAAATACTTTTTATGGTGTACCAGATATAATGTCGGCAATAAACTCGCTCCATGGAGACCAGTTAGCGTCACAATATAACATTGACTACTTTAGCAATAAGGCTGTCCCTCGTTATGTTGTGACACTAAAGGGTGCCAGACTTTCTGCAGATGCCGAAGATAAGATGTTTAGATTTTTACAAACAAGTCTTAAGGGTCAATCTCATAGAACTTTGTATATCCCACTTCCTGGAGATACTGATACAAATAAGGTTGAATTTAAGATGGAGCCAATTGAAAATGGCGTACAAGAAGGATCATTTGAAAGATATCGTAACCAAAATCGTGATGATATTTTAGTAGCACATCAGGTACCGCTATCCAAGATAGGCGGAGGCGACTCTGGATCTATAGCAGCAGCACTTGCACAGGATCGCACCTTTAAAGAGCAGGTAGCAAGACCAGCGCAAAGAGAACTAGAAAAAATAGTTAATAAGATAGTTAAAGAAAAAACAGATGTTCTTGTCCTTAAGTTTAAGGAACTTACGCTTACAGATGAAATCGCACAATCTCAGATTTTGGAAAGATATGTAAAAACACAGGTTATGCTTCCAAACGAAGCACGATCAGCACTTGGTCTTCCACAAAGAGAGGGGGGAGACGAGCCATTTAATCCTAAGCCAGAGCAGGCAGCAAATGATAATGCCGATAGGGCGAGGGATACAGAAAGAACAAATAACCAGTCCGATAGTTCTGCCACACTTAGCGGTAGAAATCCAAAGGGCGAAGGAAGATCTACTCAATAGTTTTCCACAGGTTTATTCACAGTTTATTAACATTTGTGTAAAAAAGGCTCTATAATATATTCTAGTATGACTATATCTAAAGCCCATTGGGATACCGATGGCGAATCAGTAAGACTTTCCCTTCCATTTGCGAAGGTTGATAAAGAGAGACGTATCGTCTCTGGTTTTGCATCTCTTGATAACATTGATAAACAAGGCGATATAGTTACAGCAGAAGCATCAATGAAAGCATTTTCAAAGTTTCGTGGAAACATTCGTGAAATGCATCAGCCACTAGCAGTTGGCAAAATGGTTAACTTTAAAGAAGATAGATATTTTGATCCAGAATCTAAAAAGTTTTATTCTGGAGTTTTTGTATCAGCATATGTTTCTAAGGGTGCACAAGATACATGGGAAAAAGTTTTGGACGGTACACTAACAGGATTTTCAATCGGTGGAAGAATGAACAAGTGGGATGACGGTTATGATGAGAAGTCAGATTCCACAATTAGAATTATTAAAGATTATGATCTTGTTGAATTATCATTAGTAGACTCACCAGCAAATCAATTTGCAAATATTATGCATGTAGAAAAAGTTGATGGTGTTGAAGTTGTTAAGGGTCAAGATGTTGCACTTGAGAATGTTTTTTATGATGAGGAATCTGGACTAGTTATGGTTTCAGATGAAGAATCGGTTACAAGTCCAGTGACTGGTAACACGATGAAAAATATAGGTTTCGTTGAAAAAGAAGACAACGAAAAAATGGATATAGTCAAATTCTTAGTAGATAGTGCTAAAGGCATTGATGCTAAGATTAACAAGGAGGATAATCCTATGGCAAAAAAGACAAAGACTGAAGAAGTCGAAGTTATTAAGTCAGAAGAGATCGCTCCAGAGGCAGATGCCGTAGTTGAAACTCCTGTTGCAGAAGTTACTGAAAAGTCTGAAGAGACTCCAGTTACTGAAGAAGTTGCACAGACTGAAGAAGTAGTCGAAAAGGCTGAAGAAACAGTTGAAGCACCAGCAGCAGAAGTTGCTACAGAAGTATCTAAATCAGATGAAGCGATTGTTGAATCAATTGCAGAAATCAAGAATACAATTACATCAGCCTTTAGCGATTTAGTTGAAACTGTAAAATCTTTGCAGGCAGAAGTAGAAATGCTTAAGTCCACAAAGGTTGATACAGCAGCAGTAAAAAGTTCACTTGAAGCAGTCGCCAAAGACATTGCTGCAACAGTAGAACATGTAGATAGATTTGGAAAGCGTGTTGACGCAGTAGAAGCAGATACAGCATTCCGAAAGTCTGGCGATCTAGGCGAGATCGTACAGGAACAACCAGAAATGGTTGAAAAATCCCTATGGGGCGGACGTTTCCTCAAAACAGCCGACTTATTTAAATAAGTAAATCACTCAGGAGGTGACAATATGTCGGAAGAGATTAAGAAAAACCAGCCAGGAGAAACTGGCGAACTAGGCGGAACAGCCCCTGGTCTTTATCAAGGTCAAGGTGCATTCGCTTCAGGTGGTGTTGGTGGTGTAACAGATCCAGGTACAGATACACTTGGAAACATCCCTAACGCTAACTTTGGTGTTACCACTGGTCCTAATGCCGTAAACCCTTCGGGTGATGCTGCAAGCGGAATCCTACGCCCTGAACAGGCACGTCGTTTTATTGACTACGTTTGGGATGCTACAGTTCTCGCCCAAGATGGTCGTCGTGTGACGATGAGAGCAAACACCATGGAATTAGAGAAGATCAACGTTGGTGAGCGTGTAATCCGTGCTGCTGCTCAAGCAGTTGGAAATTATACAAACACTGGTGCGACCTTCTCCAAGGTAGAACTTACCACAAAGAAAATCCGTTTGGATTGGGAAGTTTCTGCTGAAGCACTAGAAGACAATGTCGAGGGAGGTGCATTGGAAGATCATCTTGTTAGATTGATGACCAATGCTTTTGCTAATGACATTGAAGATCTTGCTATTAATGGTGATGGAACAACCACACCATTCCTTTCAATTATGCCTGGCTTCATCAAGAAGCACCAGGATAATGGAGATTCACATGAAGCAGCGATTACCGTTGCTGACAATGCATGGACTCCAGAAAAGATGCAGGAGATCATCCTTGCTATGCCACGTAAGTACCGTGCACTTAAGAACAATCTTAAGTTCTATGCAGGTACAGATGCATTCGCAGGTATCGTTAAGAACAACGGTACATTGTCTGATGCAATCGCTGAAGCACTTGGCAAGAATGGTAACACCTATGCTAATACACAGGCTTACCTAGATGGTCAAGGCCAGACATTCGGTGGAGCACGTACAACTCGTGTTCTCGGAATTGATGTCCAAGAAGTTCCTTACTATCCAGATGGATATGTCGAT